TCACGTCCGTCACCCCCACCTCTCCCGGCTACTTTGCCCAGTTTGTGAACTTGAGCCTTTGGCCCGCCCCACTAGGCAACACCCCCATCATTTCTTTCACACCCGGGGGGTGCTTCAAGTTTGGCGCGGTCGGCACGTACATCATCGCCGTGACTCTCAACGTCTCCGAGCCCGTCTCGCGCATAGGCATAGGGCACTGGGGACAGGACGGCCACCCGGCTGGCACGTGGGTCACGGGAACACCCGGCCCCGGTCAATGGGCCTGGAACGACTACACGTACTCATGGCTCGTCATGGCCATGCCCCTGACCCCCCTCGCCATCCTGCCCGTCACCGTCACCAACATCAATCAGTACTACTACATGGACGTCGAGTCACCTGGGGCCACCCCCCTGACCATAGGTGACGGCACGCTCGGCACGGAGATCCACGTCACCGACGTCAACCAGTACTGGTCACTGGCCTCGAATCAGACGCTCGTCAACAAGACCGTGAACCTGGGCCTCAATTGGTCCCAGTCTGGTTTCTTCCCTCAACTAGGCCCCTTGCCGGCCAGCAACGCCTTCACGTTCCTCACGACCGGAATCTATAATATACGCGGGACCCTCTCGACGACCGGCTCCAACGTTCTGTCCGTGACGCTCAGCAACGCCACGGTCGCGAACGTCATCACATGGAACACCACGCAGTCGCGCAGCCCCACCATCAACTTCACGTTGCCTGTCCACGTCACGAGTCAGACCGATCAGTACCGCATAAGCGTGGGGACCGACGCGCCGGCGACCCTCGCACCCGGCGCCACGTGGTTCGTCGTAGAGCAGATTGGTGTGCCGACCGGAACCACCACCCAACCAAACAGTTTTAAAAAGAATGGTTTGCTTTTTCTTGGTAATGTATTTTCACGGGTGGCTCAGTCCGTCACCCCCCTGGCTACTCAATTGAATTTTTCACAAACTTTTTCTTCAAGAGGAACATCACGTCACGTGTCGGTCACACCCGGGGGAAACATCCAGTTCTCAAATGTTGGTGCTTACAAGTTTCAGGCATATTTCGAGACGGCCAACGCATACGTCACCAACCTGGCCATCTTCCAATCCACGAGCGACGTTCGCCCAGCCACGCCCGTGTACCAAGTCTCGAGCCCTCTGAGCATCGGCACGGTCGGCCCGTATACCATCGACGTGATCGCCCAATGTAACGACACGTCCAACGTCTTTTTCATGGACGTGACCACCGTCAGCCCCGGTGGGGCCTCCAACGTCACCGCCAACGCGTTCGTCACCGTGGTTGGCCTGACCGCCCCAACCCCAAACACTTATGAATACGTGGACTCGGTCGGCACGTACATGATCGAGAGCGCCGAGCTCCGTATCGGTGGCCAACTCATACAGACCCTGACAGGCGAGGCGATCGAGATCTACAACGATCTCACGGTCGCCCAGGAGAACCAGCCCGGCCTCAAGCTTCTGACCGGCAAGCTCGACACGACGCAGTCGACCCAGGATCGCACATACTATGTGAACTTGCCATTCTTCTTTTACGGAAATTCTGAACTCTCCGTGCCCGTGTGCTCGCTGGCCCGTCAGGACATGGAGATTTACTTTAAATTTAGAGAATTCAGATCCCTGATCTTGACTTCGAGTCAGGTGACCCAACAGACCATCGACGCATCCGTGATCGTCGAGTACGCCTACCTGTCCAACCCCGAGGTCAACTGGATGAACAGCCACGTACTCGATTACATAATCCTGCAGACCCAGTACAAAAGTTATAACCTCGGGGAGAGCACGGTCGTCGACCTCGAGTTTCAAGGCCCGGTCCGTGAGATTGCGTTCGTCATTCAGGACTCGTCCGCCCCACCCTACTCGTACGTGTCCGACCAGGGTATAGGTCTGAGCCTGACCTTCAACGGTGAAGATTTCCTGGACCAAGGCACGACCGACTTTCACTTTATGAACTTGATCGCGCCGCTCGAGCGTCACACGCGCCAACCGGACCGCGTCTTGTACCTCGTGCCCTTTTCCCGCCGGCCCCAAGACCCACGCCCCTCGGGTTCGATCAACATGAGCCGAATCAACCAAAAGAAATTTCAAGTTTTCCTCCCCGGGACGAGTTCGCTCGCGACCAAACAACTCAGGGTTCTGGCCTCGTCATATAACATCCTTCGGGTATCGGACGGTCTTGCCGGGCTGATGTACGAGTAATCACCCGAGGGCCTGTAGGGCCCTCAGTACGGAGGGTGGGAACCTTCATGAATCTAATAAATTTCACGTTGTGGAACTCTATTCATTTTATGGAGTCCTTGGCACCGACAGAACTTCCGGACGTAAAAGAGGGGGCCCTGCGGGCCCCTTCCAGTCTTTTTTTAGACCCAAAAGGTAGGGAATGGCCGGCCGCCAAGTTCTTGCTCAGCTCGGCCGCAACGACGTCGTCCTTTCGGGTCAGCCGGACATTACATATTTCAAAGAGGAATACAGGGCCCAGGGTCTCTTCGCGTCTCGTGTCATCGACGTTCAGTTTGAGAGCCCGCCCGCCTTTGGCTCTGACGTGACCGTCGATCTCCCCCTGAACGGCGACCTCATCACGGCCATGTACGCGCGCTTCGACATCTCACCCCCACCCGGCACCTCCTTCTACGACTCTGCCGGTGCCCTCATGATAGAACGTGTGGAGCTGTACACGGGCTCGCAACTCATAGAGCGTCTCTGGGGCGAATACATCACTCTCATCAACGAAGTTGAGGTTCCCGCGGGCCAACAGGGCGGCCTCACGAATCTCATAGGTGGGACCCTCCTGACCGGCACGAACGCCCCCTTGAGTCGGTACACCGTCCCCCTGCGCTTCTCGTGTCTGGAGCGCGGCCTCCCGTGCATCCCCGGCCTCAAGTGCCGCGTCATCCTGCGCAGCCCGTCGTTCTTCAGCCCGTCCGGTGACGTGCACATCCCCCTCACTTTCAGGCTCCTCACAGAGTACGTGTTCCTGGGCCAGGCTGAGCGCGAGTTCATAAGCAAGCGCGGCCCTACCGTGTACCTCTCCGAGAATGTGGAAAGGGCCCGCTTCATCGCCCCGCCCGGCACCTCCAACGTCAGGTGCGCCACCAACTTCCTCCACCCCGTCAAGGAGCTCTTTTTCACTATCCAGAACCAGAACGCGAAAGGTTTCGACTACTGCCTCGACTCCTCGAACGTCTCGGGCCTCTCCAACCTCAACCAGCTCCAGTCGATGGCCATGTATTTCAACGAGGCTCAGCGCCTCGACCCCGTCATAGGGACCTACCTGTTCCTCGGCACGGCCCAATTCATAGAGAATCATACCCGTGTGCCGAGCCGCCCCTTCTATATGTACTCGTTCTCTCTGGACCCCGAGTCACCCAGACCCTCGGGCGCCGTCAACTTTGGCCGGATCAAACATCAGTACTTTGATTTTTTCATGGCGCCTAGTGCCCAGAGCCGCGTGGTGTCCATATGGGCACGGTACTACCAGTTCCTCGAGGTCACGGGCTTCAAGTCAGCTCGCGTGCTCTTCGACAACATGGATGAAACTGGCCAAAGTTCTTTTATTTCTTAAGAGGAATGGAGCGGGCCGTCATGGACCTGTTCCTGCCCGTCTTGGAGTCGGCCGTCATCATCGCAGGTCACTACGCCAAGGGGTGTGGCCGCGACACCGTCCTCGCTGAAGACATGTGCCTGGGTCTGATGTTCGCGGCTCGTAACGTCACCGGTAAACAGATTGGTTCACTTTTTCCAGAAGTCTATGAGCAGAGTGACTCCGAGTCGGAGGAAGAGGATGAGTCAGAGAGCGAGGAGGACCCCGAGTGGACCAGATATGAGGGAACCGACGAGATCCTCACGAAAGTCAACGAGTGTGCCGACACGTGGGAAGCGTGGGAGCCCGAGTCGCCCGTGGAGCATGCGTTGAAGAACGCGGTTGAAAAGGCCAAGGAATCATATGGAGGGGCCTGAGCCCTGGGACCCCCACGACTGCGCGCCGTGGGTGCCGATCAAGGATCCCGTTCCATTTTCAAAAACAGAATTTAAAATTTTTAAAATTTTAGATTCTGAAGAGGATGAGGAGGACGAGCCGATGTTCGACAGGGTGAGGTGGTCGGCCATACCGGACGAGAGTGACTTTGAGGAGGAATGAAAGCAATTGAGGGCCCGAAGGGCCCTCGAATGGAGACCCGTGAGACGCCTAGAGATCCATGGAGCCGTGCTTCGCACCAGTTCATGGATCTCTAGGAGCGGCTAGCGCCGCGGCGGGGTCCTCCAGACCCCTAGAGAACTTTTTCGACGCCCCTAATATAATGGACTCTCTTGCCGTTGTGACCCCAGGCCTCGTGCTCAACGCCATCGCCCTCTCGTGGATCCTCAGCCTCGAGCGCAAGGGGTGCCAGTGCGGTGCCGATTGGCGCCGTCAGTACCTCAAGTACTGGTACGTTTTCGCGCTCGCAGCGCCGCTGCTGTTTGTCGTCATCAAGGACGGCAAGTACCTGATGCCGTTCGCTGGCCTCCTCGGCGTCGCAGGCCTGCTGGCCTTTGGCGCGCTCGTGAGCTTCCTGTGGGACATCGAGCGCCGCCCGTGCGAGTGTGCCCAGGACTGGCGTGAGAAGCTGGTGCTGCTGACGACGGCGCTCGGCATCATCGGCGCGGTGACCGGTGGCGTGATGGCGGCGAGACGCGCTTGAAGGTTCATGGATTTCACGGAGCCGTGCTTCGCACCAGTCCGTGGAATTCATGGAGTCCAGGGTCCTT